AATATAAATCAAAAGGTTCAAAATTTGATGTTATCTCAGAAGAGATGTTAAAAATTATATCATGAGTAAAATAAAAAAGCCACCCTGGGATTTCTCCCAAGGTGGCTTTCTTGATAGATTTAGAGGAGTATTTCACCCCTCTTCTTTTATATTTCAATAGGCAATTTGATTATAACACTTTTCTAGGATCTTTTTTACCAGTAGCATGTTCCATACCCTCAGTGGTAACAACCCATTGCTTTCCAAACTTACGCACTGTTCCTTCTGGAAACTTTTGAGGTGACTGACTAATGGTCTTTCTAACATAGCTCTCTGATACGCCCCAGATTCTTGCTGCTTCTTTTGCTTCCATAATATCTGGACTATTTAAGTTAATCACTAGAATGCACTTCCTATCATTTTAATTAGTAATCCTAATAGAATAGCAACTACACTCCAAGCTAAATAACGATGCATTTTTTGTTTGTGTGTCATGGTATAATTAGATATGTCAAAGAGAGGAGCCTCTCGGATTCCCTCTTTAAAGCTTACTTGTGTTTGACAAGTGTTAGAACTATTCGCCCTAGTTGTTTGATAAGTTCGTAGGCTGGATAGCTCCAAGCTCCGATCATCGCATACTTAGCGATCTTTTCGGAAGTCTCATCACGAGTGGGCTTTTTCTTTTTGCCTTTTTTCTTTGACATATCTTTACCTCCTTTCACTTATTATAATATCACGATATCGGGATAAATGCAATAAAAAAATAAAATTAACTAAAATATATTTATTTTGAACATAAAAAAAGCTCTTGTGACAGCAGATCAGCAAGAGCCAAGCACCGACTAGACGGCTAGACACATGCCCAAAGTAACCAGCTTTGGGGCTTTAAACGAAAGTGTATCCTTTCATGTCCATAACAGCTTTTATGGCTACTACTTTTTCAAGTATTTTAGCCACTGTAATTGCTTCATGGATTATTAAAAAGTTCATGAAGTAAAACCAGGAGAGCAAGCGGATAATACCACTACTCTTTTTATTATACCATAACACAAAAAAGAGCCGCTCCAGGAAAAATCTCCCAGAGCGGCTCTTGCGGCATTTGGAGTGTTCTTCACACTCCTTTTTATATTTCAATCATTATTACTATAGCACGATGTAGGCACGATTGCCTGTGACGTAGACGGTCTTGCCATTGTGCTTTTCTTTGATACGTAGGAATCTGCCGACACGCCCTTGAATCTCAACTTTTGAGTTAAGTTCCAAGCCGTAGACTTTCCCAGCGTCTGCCTTTGGTGCATCTAAGGCGTGAGTATGTGGCATCACGATCTTGGCAACGCCATGTTTGGCATCGTTGTATGCGATCGGGTTAGTCTTGACATAGACGGCACGACCATCGAAGTATTGGTTCTTGCCAACCTTGACAGCGCCGTTTTCAAAGCCTAGCACCTGCCAGACAGAACCACAAGGTTTTAGCTTGTCACTTTCACGCTTGTCTAGCTTTGAGCTGGTATAAACATATGCACCTTTTGAGTTGCTTACTACGGCAACAGCGCCAATATTCCACTTGACTACGGGATGCTGAGAGGGCGATTCTACGGTCTTGTTTACCTTTTTTGGTGATTGATTACCCGAACTGATCTTTAAATCGACTAGGGTAATATTGCCATCAACGCCAAGACCACGGTAGTTATCAGTAAACTGCCAGATTGCTACGCCGTCCATAGATGGGAAATAGTTAAAATCAGCTGAATCTTGACGACCCATGACCTTATATGAGGCTACCCAGAGACAAGTTCCGAATGATTTAACAATTCGGCTGGTGCTCAAATGATTTCGTAAATTGAAAGCACCTGAATAGACAAGTGGCTTGTATCCTGCTTCTTTGATTACCTGCATTGCGGCAAGAACAGCATCGGTGTTGGCACTAGCACCGCCATTGACTGAATTGCCAGAACCTTCTTCCCAGTCGTCAGCGATGTAGCTACCAGCTGGGACTCCGTAAGCCTTAGCCTTTTCAACGGCATACTTAGCTTCTGCCCGTGCTCGTGTGACCGAGCCGGAATGGTTGGCATAGAAATAGCCCATGGTTAGCAAGCCATGAGCCTTTGCAGATTTAATTTGCGCTTTTGCTTTCGGGTTGATGTATCCAGTACCTTGCGTAAGCTTTACGATAGCAAATTTCGCACCCGTGTAGCTAACGTTTTCTTTCTGGAAGCTGGCTACGTCCACACCATAGCTTTTCTTTGATACGATTGAGCTTGACATCTTTTTCACCGCCTTTCGTTTGGTTTTCAAACGATTTGTCAAACGATTCAAAAACGTACTCGTTATACGTCTTAGTTCTTGTCATCATTGTCGTCACCTGATACAAAGCCAATTGGTTGGGCGTTGGTATCTTGTGTATCCTCTTGTTTGGCTTGGTCCGCTGTCATTTGGTCATAAGCATGTTGGACAGCACCCTTGGCGACTGTTTCGGTCACTGGCTTGTTTTCTTGCTTGGCTTGATCAAGTAAGGCTTGTACAGCCTTGACCTTCTTTTCGGCACCAGAAATATCCAGCGTTGCGGCTTCGCTTACGACAAACTTAGCAATCTCATCAATGGTCATTACTTGCTTTGGAAGTGGTTTAGCCGACTTTTTGGCAAAGTATTCGATACTAGTAGAGATACCGATACAGATAGCCACGATAGCCAAAACAACTATTTGTGTGTAAGCAGTTAATTCAGTGAGATTCATTATTGGGTCACCTTCTTAGTAGTAAGTACGCCGCTAGTGATGTCGCCCGTCTTAGCAGGGGTGTAGCCTACTGGCTTATCCTCTACCGCTGGCTTGGTTGCGTCTGGGTCCTTGACCATGGTTTCGTCTTGGATACCTGACAAATAGCGCACCCACTTGGTAACTGCACCTTTGATGTCTTGTGGCACATCGTCCAAGGTTAAAACACCATCTTGCACAAGAGTGGTGTAGTCTAAAATTCTAGTGTTTGGTTTCATTTTCGGATAACTCCTTTCGCAATTTTTCGTTTTCCCTGCGTAATTCCTTATTTTCTTTAACTACAGCCTCATAGTCGTCTACTAAAAAGCTATGGCTGTCTTGTCTCGTATTTCTCTTATCACTTAGATATGAAGTAAACAACCCCAACAGGAATGGAGCTAGTACACTAAGTACGTCTTTAAGACCTTGCAAGTGTATCAGCTCCTTTCTCAGTCCTGTGGGTCATACTCATAAGCAATCTGCATAAGGTTAATGATTGCGTAGATCTCAAAAACAATAGCAGGGTGGAATCTGAAATAGCCGGCTCCAACGATGTGAAAGCTTTCCGCAACCAGCAGAACTGTCAAGAATGCTACTGACACGCCTAGACCAACTTTGATGATTAACTGTACCCGAATATCAAAAACACCGCACAAAATCAAAATTAGTCCTGCCATCAAGCCGATACTATCGACCCAGACGTTATTCCACGCAGGTGCTAGACTTGGTGGGTAAAAAAAGTAGGTTCGATCTATCAGAAAGCAGACCGCCAATGCCGAGATTAACAGCCCTGTTTTGATGAAATTCCAGCGACTAAGCTTGTGGTGCAGGTTGAGCTTGCGGTGCAACATAGTCTTCACCTGTGACTTTCTTGTAACCTGCTGCGTCCAATAAGCCTTGTTGAACTAAGCCTTGAAAGTAAGGCTTTTGGAAAAGCCCCATTTGATAGTCAAGTACCCACATTTGTAAAAATAAAGCGTTTAAATCAGTCATAATTAGTTACCTCCGTTTTCTTGCTTGTTAGTGTTTTCTGCTGGCTTAGTGTCACTGGTTGGTGTAGCAGTCTTAGCTTGATCTGCTTGCATGCCAACCAGAATTTGTTGCATTGAAGCCATAACCTTGTTGGCTTGTTCTTGCCCTTCTGCGACCTTTTGCAAGCCTTGGGTCAATGCTAAGGATTGTTGTGTTTGGACTTGTTGGCTTTGTTGCATGGCCTTCATTGCTTGGTCAAACTTATCGTTGGCTTGGTCAAGTGCGGCGTTCTTCTTATCAAGTTCTGCGCTCTTCTTATCCAATTCTTCAATCTTTTGTGTAGCTTCTTGCAAGATTGCGGCTTGACCGTCCTTGGAGTTTTCTACCCAGCCATTAACCTTCAAGTCCCAGACAGGATCTTTTAAGCTGTCGTCTGGCTTTTCAATGTGCCAGTGCCATGGAAGTTCTGGCAACTCATAAGGCAACGTAATTACTACGTGATGCATTTCTGCGTTGACAGAGTCAGGATCACTAAAGTAATAGGTAAACCCCTTGTTTTCTTGTGTAGCGTTTTCTTCTGCGCCCGCTACTGGTGCAACTTGTGTGTTTTCATCAGCCATTTTATTGGCTCCTTTCTATTAAAAAAGCCCACGGGAACTCCCCGTGAGCAAGGCTAATTTTTTGCATAAAAAAAGCACTCAATGAGTACTAATACTATAACTGTTCCCTTGATAAATACTTAGTCATGATATCCGATGCTTTGATAAGCGGTGTGTATATCCCATCACCAGTATTAGGATTATTTATCCAATGATCAACGTCAACAATATAATATGGAATATTATGTTGATCTACCACAACGCCTGTGATTTCACCCGTAGAAGCTAAGCCGCCTATTTCATCCGGTTTATTCCATTGAATCGAATTACTATTGATAGAATAGCTATAATAAGCATTAATGACTCCCTCTCTAGACCATCCTATTTTATATTTACTGCAAGTTATCGCTCTGCCAATTAATTCTGTATTTACATAACCGACAATAATTTTTGTTGTAGGGTAGTAGTCTTCTTTATTAAACTTCATGTGATCTAGCATACAGCCACCGCCTTTCTGGTGGCGGCTCTAAGTACTTGGTATAGGTGGATTAACGGGCTAATTACCCCCCCCTAAGATTTCCGTACAGTCCGATTTTCGAACCCATACAGGACCATAGACGGTGCTACTATCTCCTTTACAGATAATTGGCAAATCTATACTTCTCCCGACTAAATAAGCGGTATTTGAAGAGGCACATACATCCAGCTCCAAATCTGCGTTCAGTAAAGAGTAAGTAGTATTTGGAAAATCCGTAAAAACGGTGCTTGTTGAAGTTCCTTTGGGAATTTTGACCTTTTTAGGGAACATAAGATAATCATTTTTATTGAAGATCATCTTTTCGATCATAGAACCACCACCTTTCTAGTGATAGCTCTAAATGCCTGACATAAGCGGATTAGGGGGGGTTTACCCCACCATTTCAAGTTGCGAGCTTGTGATACCAGCACTCTGTAATAAAAACCATAAGTCTCATTTCCCGCGCCTAAGCTATAAGTGTCTTGCGTTTCAAATTTGTTTGTGATAAATGCATTTATTCTTCTGTCATACCCAACGATTTGAAAATTAATGCTTTGAACAGATTTGCCAGGGTTAACAGCTCCGTTATCATCAATTAAAACTGACCCAGATGGCAAATATCCAGATGTAGGTAGAAAACTAGCATTAAAGTTGCCGTTTTCGTCCGTCAGGCTTCGCCATTTTTTACGATCAAATAGCATATGATCTAGCATGTTTCCGCTCCTTTCTTAAATAGAGTGAAAGCATACTCAACCATTGACGCAATAGTATGTAGAAGGCTTTTACCCCCC